AGAAAGTTTAAAAACAGAATGTGCTATCTATCGAGAGCGGGGCTTCCGGTATCTCTATCTGGATCAGGCACACCTGTACAAACAAGGCTTCGACGGCTTTGAACTACTAGGACCTATGGAGTAACTATGGATTTATACACAATTTGGGCAAACAAAGAAGGCGACATCTCAGATCTAGACTGGGTCAACGGAATGAAAAGTTTCTTTGATCATTTGATCGATGAAGGCAAGATGGAGACATACAGAATCACCAGATGTAAAATGGGATTCCGTAGTATCGCGGACATGCCAGAATGGATGATCATCATGGAATTTACAGACATGGGTCAAATGGATCGTGCTTTCAAACGTGTTGCTCCACTGGAAGGCGAACTCGAAGTAAAACATAAATCGTTCAATCAGTTTGTTAGTGGAGACATACAACATGCCTTGTTTAGAGATTGGCCTGATCAAAACTTATGAAATTCTGTGTGTCCAGTGCTAGATCTATTGGGTGTACGTTTTTAGATTGGAGTATACATTTTTTATCCAGACAAAACTATTTTTATCATGTGATATCCAAAACATGGATGCCGCTGAGTCAAAATCCACTAAGCAAAATCAATGCCCACGGTCATAAAAAAAATCACCCATCTGGTGCTGACTCAACTTTAAAATTCATAAATTCTTTCAACGACATCAGCAACGGAGACTTGTTTTCGCTATATCCTGTTAAAATGCGCATAGACAAAATGTGCGACAAATTAGGTTACCAATTATCAGACATGAAAACTCCAGATATATGGAAAAAAATAAATCAAGAGATAGATTTGGATTATCAAAAGATATTCAATGATTGTCATAATAACAACACAAAAATAATTTTTTTAGGATCAAATCCAGATGTTTGTTTGTATAGATTAAAAATTCGATCACTGGAGCGAATGTTTACAAAACCGGAACCTGCCAAATCAACTGACCAAATCAATGAAGAATATCAAAATCTATTCTTCAAATCGAGCATTGATAGTTGGAAAGAATTAGGACTAACTGAGATATGGGATAAAAGAGAAAGAATGGCATTAGATATCCGACCATTTGATATCGAACTGGATCCTATATTGCGTATGCCACACCTACATATAGACAGCAGAGATTGGTGGAGTAGAGGACCCAAGGTAATACAAAAAGTTTTCAAGTTTTTATCATTGACGTTGGATCAAGAAAGAATGCAACAGTGGCTTCCTATATATTACCAATGGCAAGAGATACAAACAAACGCATTAGAATTTGTATACTATATTGACCATATCATCAATGCAATAGTCAATAATATCTATTTTGAGATTGATCTTACATTTGAAGAAGAAACAGTTGTTCAACATTGCTTACTGTATAAACACAATCTAAACTTAAAGACATGGCAGTTGACAAAGTTCCCTGGGAACACACAAGATTTATACAAGCTACTTGAGCCCAATATTCATACTGTATGAGATCTCTTAGAGAGATCTGTTTCTTTCGCTAAAGCTCAGAAACATTTTTTTTAATGAACTGTTTTTAAGTGCATTATCTAGATCACGCGGTCACAATTCACCGTATCAACGGTGAATATGACTGGTACATTATCTGAGTGTAGCTGTCATTTATTCTTGTGAGATTGTGTTTCCACACGGAGGCGGTTGACCGGTACCCCCTACTCACGCTTCACATATCAACGGAACCCTAGTGACCCAAGAATAAATCCAAGTCCTACGAGCATGGGTCGTGTCTTTTTCAACGGAGCCCAAACCATTTGTTGCCTTAAGTTAGCATTTGCCTTTGACGCCCAAGATCAGGACCGGGTATTGCACCGTTCCGCAATGGGGCTAGATCATACCATCTAGCACAGAGTCAGTAAAGTTGCCTATCTAGTTTCGATATAATTGAGTTTTTTTAGTGCTGTTTGACAAAAGTCTGCGTATAATTGGTGTTGCAGTGGCCCGGGATGTCGGTTGTCTGTGCCTAGGTCGGCGTATTTAATAGAAATTGTGTTGTCTTGAAATTGTAGTTTGTAAGTACAATGAAAGTAATTGTTTTTGGATTTTAAATATCGAAACATGTTATTACTAACCAACAGTCCAAATAACAACAGTGTTGCCTGTTGTTTTTGGCAGTAGTTAATTACCTGTTCTATAGCATATAAATGAGAGTAAAATGTGGTTTCGTCAAATAGTGTTTTTACTAATGCCTGTTTTTCAATAGGTTGGTCTGGTACATACGATCCAATATTAGTAAAGGTCAACTTGTTTTGATAAATTTGACTACTTCTTTCTGTGCCAGTTACTCCCCAGATAACAATGTCACCAGATACAATATCAGATCTTAAAATTTGATCAGCAGCCCAGGCAATCGAACTGCCAGGTCTGGTTAAAAAACTACACGGCAAGTCAAGATTACAGGCCACAAGCTGACCATACCTTTGGGAACTATCTACTCCTATTCCGTGTGTTAAACTGCATCCAGCAACCCATAATTGTGTATCCTTGATTTTTCTTAGATCGGCTAGGGGATTAACGGCCGGATTAAAATAACATAACTCTATATTCTTTACAGGACGCTGATTTGAAATTAACAGAAGCAGTGTTTCAGTTAATCCTTGCACACAAATAGTAGGATCAACTGGATCGATAGTCAAGCCGTCAGCCCATTTTTTTGGTGGAGTGTACACAATTTCTGTAGCCAACATAGCAATATTATAAAAAATTTCCAAATTCTTAGGCAAATCTCCTAGAGAGGTATAAACAGTGATATCACTATCTATGTTTGAGATTAAAAAATTTTTATAGTTAGAATGGTTAATTAAAAAAGCAGTTGGGTCGTATTCTAGTGCTTCTCCACTAAGAGATTCACAAACATCGCCCACAAATAATGTAACTTGATACGTCATCTTATCCTATTTTGTTTTTTATATGACTACCGTGGATACGGCACACTATCTGTCCATTGTAGTAGTCATCAGACTCTAGTACTCTATGATTAAATTGTTCTCTAGCTTCGATATAACTACAAGTGGCCTTTGAGTTGCAATAAAATAATATTTCTCTTTTGAAGTTGTCTGCGCCCAGGCGCTCAATGTCTTGGTTGAGTTCCGTATTGCTTCCATAGTATAGTTGCCAGTCTGATTCTATTTTGCTTCTGATTTTCTTGCGTTTCTTGTTGCCGTTTTTTAATTTTACTACTCGATACGTTGTCTTGCTAAATTTTGCTAGTTTTTTACCAATATATTTTCTACCGGTGGTGTTGTTTGTGATCAGGTATACAAACCCCACACAATCGTCGGGCAGTTGTTCAATCGGTTTTTGTTCGTAAAGCCATACCATGGACTATTAGTTATCATTTCACCACTCGGTTGCGTATTTTTCATCGACTCTATTCGTTGCACACTTAGTCTGACACTCTTGCCAGCCAAATGTTTTGAATTTTGTCTCCCAAAAATCATCAGTTACAACCTCTGACAATGATCGATTATGCAGATTAAATTGTTCTGCTAGTTCCTGCCATTCTTTGTTGTGACTGTAACGATTTGCCACCCAGCAACACGGAAACAACCGCCCGCGAGCATCAATGTACAGTCCTTTGTTACCAATTTCGCACAAGGGACGAACGCCATTGGATTCGATTACTGATTTGTAAAGCTGTATATTTTTTTCATTTATTAAATGATCAGGTCTCAGATGATTCAATTGCACAACATCTCTTTCAAATCTATGAGAGCCACTGACAAAATGTTTCTTGGGTTCAAGTGGATCATTTATTCCGTAATCAGGATAAATTGAACCAAACTTTGTGCTACGAGTAAGTTGGAATACATCCATGTCTAATGCCTGTGCATGATTTTTTATCTGGTCTAACTGTTGTTCATTGAATTTAAATGCAATAGCGGCACAAACTAGCCGACATTCAGACACAGATCTCAATTTTTGGATACCGTTGACAATACTGTCAAAGTCAGAATTTACACGATATAGATTATTACTGGCATGGTCCCATCCATCAACACTAAAATGCACAGTGTCTTTTTCTGTCAACACAGCACCCAACTCTGCCCACCATTCTGGTTTTTTATGACTGCCGTTGGTAACAATAACTATCTCAACAGATTTGATATTCTTAATATAGCGTACGACTGAAATTAAATCGTGCGCATATATAGGATCCCCGTCGTCGCCGCAGAAGGTAATCTTTTCCACATTGCCAATAATAAATTCTGGTGTAAAGTTGCGTTTAAAAAATTCCAAATCTAATTCAGTATTAATCAAACTGTCTGGCACTTCCTGGCGAGCACAGCGAGGACAACGCAAGGTACACTTGCTTGAAATTTCAATATGAAAATGCCAAGTTGCTAGACTCACGCACTCTCCACATCTGTGCTGTAACTGGTGTAGCCTTTTTCTTTGACCACACGCAGGATATTCTCCACACGTCCAGCCAGTTCATCTCTATGACTCACAAGCCAAATACTCTTGTGACGTTCGCGACTCATCTGTTTCAGCAAGGCCAAACTGCTTTCTACACCTTGTGTGTCCAGGCCACTGTCAATCATTTCATCAATGAACAACACATTGATTGGCTGATATAGACTTTCATATACATCGCGGAAGGCCCAGCTCATACTCAGGATCAGTCGATTACGTTCACCACGGCTGAGATTGTCAAAGTCCAGTTCACGGCCCAGCTCTTCGATGCTGACAGTAAGATCATTCTGGAACACCACAGTGTGTGGCAGGCCAATACGATCCAGATAGTAGGTGAGTCTGGCATTGAGATAGCCAAGATTCTGTTCAATGATTTTTTTACGGATAAAACTGTCCTTGCTGGTCAACAGCTTGAGCAAGAAGTCTTGATGTTCTTGTAATCGAGTAAGTTCATTTAACACATCGTAGGTCACAGTCTGTAGAGCCTGTGCGGCCATTTCTTCAATCTGTTCAGAATACGGATCAGTTTCGATCCGCTTGCTGTCTATCTGTTGTTGTAAATTGTCAAGTGTGCTACGATGTTTGATAGCATCCTCTTCACGATCGTAGAACATTTGAGGTGGCCGGCCTAGCACGCCCAGGGCGGTGTGGGTAGCCTCAAGTTCTGATAAGAGCTGTGTATATTCCTGGCACGCCGCTCTTGCTGAATCCAGATCCGTCTGCTTTGCCGCCACCACTTGTTCGTGCTTAGTGTCATGGAAGGCCTGTCCGCACGTGTGACATTCATGGTTTTCAAGTGTTTGGATTTCTTTGGATAGTTTGGAAATCGACTTCTCTTCGCGACCAATATCGAGTTTGATTCGGCTAATCTGGCCAGCCAGTTCATTGATATCCTTGCGTTTTTGATCCCACGTCTTGTGTTCTTTGTGGGCCGCGATCTCGGTGTCAATATCAATTTCTTGTAACGCCACAAGGGCCTTTTCCAGTTCCTGTATATCTTGTGCATGTTTGGTCGTCCATAAGCTGTGTCTACGCTTTAAGGCTGTGATCTGCTCTTCAATTCTTCCGTTGGCATCTTGTACAGCACGGATGCGGAATTCTTCTTGCGTGATTGCGTCTTTGGTCTGTCGGTTCAGTTCCTTGATTCTATCCGCACGTTCACTCA